GTCCTGAACAATGTTAACTCCATTAACATTTTTCAATGATCCCATACCTCTTGATGATACACCAAGTTGACCACCGCCCTCAATCAAATTTCTAGCGATGTTACCCATAGGTGTTTCAAGAATTTTTGCTTTACCAACCCATTGATTGCCATCTTCTTTCAAACCTACAATCATATGAGACACACGGTCTAGGTTAATAGATGGTGTATCTGGATGTCCTAACTCACCAAAAGCACGGTTCTTATTAATGTATTCTTCTGAATAACGTGCAACCTCTTTCTTCATGGTGTTATATTCGTACAAACGACCATTCTTATTTTTTCTCTCCGCTACTAGAAACGGACCTTCAATGAATAAAGACTTTTTACCGTCCTTTTCTTCAGTAATGTATTGAACGGTTTCTACTACTTCTTTAATTAGTTTCATGGTGATACTCCATAACCTGACTGTTTATAGTTAAATGCGGCTGGGTCACTAAACTGACCACGTTGATAGTATGCATTGTCTTTACGTAATTCTAAAAATAATGTGTAAGCACAGTTGGCAGTCAAGCCATATGTTATAACACCAATATCACCAGTTGCATTGTTAGCATTGTTTTTCAAAGATACAAGGCCTTCATCTTCACCATATTTACCACACAAATCCATGTTGATTATTGGAGCACTTTGTGCTGTATTGGCACCATTAGTCCAATACAATTCAACATAACCTTTTTGTTGAGATGCAATATTATAACCAATTCTAGATATTGATAATCCGTAGAATGGTAATGCTGTATTACTTACACTTTGTGATGACCATAATGGTACACCGTTTGCATCTAAAGCACCATACAATGTATTGGCTTGAATACGAAAAGCATTACTTTCTTGGCCAGAACCATCAAAATTAGCAGTTAATTTGATAAAAGTTTTTTCTGTAGTGTCTCTTAAGACTTGATAAGTATATAAATTTGCCATTATGGTGATACTCCATAACCAGCACCTTTAAAGTTAAATGCTGCTGGATCGTTAAATTGACCACGTTGATATTGTGTATTGTTTTTACGTATAGAAATAATCAAAGTGTATGCTGAGTTGGCTGTACCACCAGTAGTTATAACACCAATATCACCGTTACCTATCGTATTTGCACGAATACCATCACCTGAATTATTTAAAATAGATGGTAGTTGTTCGCCTAATCCAAACTCACCTTGCAAGTTTAGATGGAAAATTGTTGATGAGTTTGCATAACCTGACGCAAAAGAACCTGTTGCATTATTACCTGACCAAAATAATTCTACTCCACCAACGTTTGTTGTTGGAAAGTTTACATAATATTTTACACCAGTAATTTGTAAGTCATAGTACGGTAGTGGTGTATTCGCAAAATTTGTTGTTGAGTTGGCCAATAAGTAACCATTGGTTGCCAATGCATTATTTAACGTATTGGCTTGAATACGTGACAGGTTCATTTCTGCACCAGAAGTACCGTCAAATACTCCTGTTAATTTAATAACAGAGTCTGTTTGTGTGTCTCTTAAGACTTGATATGTAAATTTATTTGCCATTTTTTACTTTATATTTTTATTAACAAAATCAACCACCCTGTTAAAATCTGCCACACTTTTGATGGCCATCTCAGCAAAGAGTTCTTGATTCTCTTGGCTCAAATGATGTGTCCAAACTTCTAATATAGATTTTGCAGTATGTACACTTACATTTTTCCAGTTACCATCTTCTAACATTATTGATTTCTTACAGTTATTTTCAACAATGTCTTTAAGTTCTTCAATAATATTATATGACGGTTCTTCAAATCCTTCATTAATAGAAGCGGATAATATGTTACCTTCATATGGTATTGTTACATATTTATTAATCTTATCCACATAGTATAATGCCACTTTCTGTTTATTGGATAATCTTCTAATAGATTTTCTACGCAACACTAATACTGGTGGCGGATCCGATTCAGATGCCTCTACCAAGACACCTCTAGTATCTTCATAATCAACGGCCTCCAATAGAGATTCCTCCTGTATTTCTACGGGAGGTAACTCTTTCTTGACCTTAAAATCACCGAATGATTTCATTTATGCTAATTTAGATGGCTGTGCTGTTACTTTACCTAAAGTGCCTTGAGCTTTTCTAATGCCAGCAACGTGTTTAGCTAGTGATGCTTTTTTCTCTGCTGGATCTCTAAGTTTACCACCAGAAAATTCTCTTGCGTTATCAGCACTATATGCTTTGTTTTTGTCTGCAATATGAGCTTGAAGTTTATTATATAAAGCTTTTCTATCAATCTCATCTAATTGCTCAAATTCTTCTGATTGTAAATACTCTTGAATTTCTTCAGTTGTGAATCCTGCAAATTCTTCTTCAAGTTGTGGTTCTGCCAAAGCAAATTTTTGCTCACTAGCTACCAAAGTAGAAGCAATTTGTTGTTTTCTTTCTTCAAACTTAGCAGAAACACGGTCATGTATTTCAGCATATAAAGCATCACGTAGTGCTTTACCGTCATCATCGTATGCATAATCAATAATATTTCTTGTTGAGTAGTCTGACATTATGTTCTCCTATAAAATTCGTTTTAATCTATCAAATGTTTTTTCTTCATTTTTAGATTTAGATTCTTGTTTAGATTCTTGCGCTTCCAAATCATCCGGATGACTTGGTTGTTGAGGTATATCACTCATCATTTGTTGTTGAGCAATTTGATTTGATACCGCAACTGGTAAACCTAAGCCTGCTGCCTTTTCTTCTTCTATTTCTTCTTGCATCAACTTAATCTGGTCATCATTCAAACGCAATACATTTCTTTGTACCCATGCTTGAGAGAAGTATGTACCAACATAAGCATCTAATTCTGACAATAAAGAAATTCTTTCTCTAACTAATTCTGCATCTTTTAATTCGGAAAAGTTATTATCTTTAACGAAATCATATTGTATATATTCTTTGAATACATTCCATTCTTCATCTGTACAAATACCTTTAAGTACACATTGTACACGTAAAGCCTGGTCAAATATTTCCGCAAACTTGTTACGTAGTCTATCTACAAACTTGGCAAACTTTAATTCATCTCTAGTGATTTCGTTAACTTTACCTAGTGAGAATCCTGATTGCTCTGGATTCAAACGTGAAACTGGTACACACAAGGACTTATATAGTTTCTTTTCAAAGTACTTAACATCTTCTAATTCACCTAAGTTTTGGCCACCAGGCAATGTAGTAATCTCTGTACCTTTACCACCTTCTCTACGTGGTAACCAGAAGTCTTCCATCATTGATAAAAACTTGCGGTCATCTCTGACTTCACCTGTGTTGGCATCATACACCAACTTGTTTTTGTACTTAACCATGATGTCACGGAGGTACTGTTCAGCCTTTAGTTTAGGCAAGTTACCAACGTCAATATAGAATATACGTCTTTCAGGTGCACGAGAGATACGATAGATAACTGTCGCATCTTCAATCATCCTTAATTGATTAAGTGGCTTGATTGCTTTGTGAATATAAGACAACACAACTGCACGGCGTGAATCCATGAGTCCTGAGACAATAGAAAGAATAGAGTCTGTGGTAATGCGAACACCGACAGGTCCAAAACTGGAAGACGATCCAGTAGTTACCTTATCGTTAAAGATGTAATACTCATTGATTACATCCATGATATCTACACCAGTAGTCTCATCTTTACGTTTTTTAATCTCACGTATCTTACGTAATTTGCGTGGGTCAACGTATCTAAGTTCTTTGATACCTTGAGTAGGATTAGTTTTGTCTACAATGATATGGTAGAACAAACGACCATCAACATAGTACCTACGAAATACATCGTGAGCCATGTTTTTGAAGTTCATCAAACGCAATACGGTATTGAATTCTTCTTTGATTGCTTTTTTAATTTTTTCTGGTTGTTCTAAATCATCCAGAATAATTTTTGTAATGTTACCATCTTTGTCTTCACAGATGGCTTCATTAACGATATCATCAATTGCACCCTCAATCTCAGGTTGCATTGCCATTTCACGGTAACGAGATATTAATTCTACTTCATTCTTTGCGGTGCCGTCTAGGTCTACATATGTACCATAGTAGGCCGCAGAAGTTATCGTCAGCGCTCCATCTTCATTACTCGGTGGTGAGAATGATTGCTGGGTTTTTTTATCTTCATCGTCTTTGTCACGAGAGATTGTAAAACCAAATAGAGAGAATTTATTGTTAGGTGTCATATTATTTAAATTTCAAGTTCACAAAAACATAAAGGAGAACCCGAAGGTTCTCCAGTATAACATTAGGTAGTTGTATTTGATGTCCAGTATTGATAGGCAAATGTTACTGAATATTCTTCAATAGTATCATTTGAACTCCAATCCAAATCAATTGGTGCTAAATCAGTAGGGAACATACCAACAAAACTATAATCTTTAATATCATTACCTGCTTTACCGTATTGTGTTACGGTAGCATCTGTTGAATAATTGGTAGAACTAACAGCATTAGCAGCTCTCAAGTTTCCTTGATGAGAATTTAATGAGTTCATCCAATTTTCAATTGCGTTTCTAATTAAGAAATCTTCATCGTTGATGATTGTTAATGTCCAGTCCGCAAACGTTCTATTTCCAACGAATTTAATCTCACGACCAAAGTATTGGACTGGTACGGTACCTATTGTAGAACCTGGTAGTTGAGCTGTTTTTGCCATAAATGTGATTTTTTGGCCAGCTGCGCTACCGTTTGTTACGATTGTAGGTAATGCCATTGTAACTGAAAACAGATTTGGACGAGCACCTTCTCCTACCAAATTTGCTTTGAATTCTGCTATATTAAATGCCATTGTTTTCTCCTATATTGGATTTATTTATTAGACTATGCCTAATGGTATTGAGTTGCTAGATGATCCTCCAACAACTGTTGAGAAATCAACACCAGTTCCAACAGCAACAAAGTTCAATTGAATGAAATTAATTGAACGAGCAGGTTTAATATAGATGTCACCAACGAATTGATTAGAGTTAATAACTTGAGCAGTATTGTTTGTTGTGTCACAAACAACTCTGAAGTCTGTTATACCACGGCGACCTTGTATATCACGTAAGAATGGAGCTACTAAAGCAACAAACTGAGCACGAGTAAAATCGTCATTAAATTCAAACAAAGAATACTGTGCAGCTTTAGTGATTGCTTTTTCTAGAGTAATAAACAATCTACGTACATTGATACGGTCAAATGCAGATGGTTTTGATTGTAATGTCTTATCACCATACAGAACAATACCGTTTCCTGGGAAAGAAACAACTGGATTTACACCGGCAGCATATAAGGTATCTCTATATGTTTTTGATGGATTCCATGCCAATTTAATTGCGTTTTTAATATTTCCACGATTAAAACCAGCTGGTGAATACCATGGATCTTTGATTGTATCTGTGTATGCACATAGACCAGCGATATCACCGTTCAATGGAATCCAACGATATGTTTGATTGTATACGTCATACATATATTTCCAACCAGAATCAACAACAGCATATGATGTACTTCTTGCTAAAGAAGTTAACCAAGTAGTTATGTTAGTTGTTTCTGAACCAGCTTGGTTGACAACTGCTGTCGATGGTGGAGATAAGAAAGCCAAACAATCTGCACGAGAATTTACAACGTTATCTATTACATATTGTTGAACTGCAAGACTAGCACCACCGGTTAATACTAAAGAAATATCAATAGCTTCTTTATTAGCAAACAAAGCATAAGCTGTTGGTAAAGTTGCATCAGTAGCTACAGCATCTGCACCTAAACCTAAATTGAAAGTAGGAGCAGTTAACAATTGTCTAAATGACATATTTGCGGCTACTGAACCCCATGTACTTGAAGTATTTGAATAATCAACAGGATCCATAGCTTGAATCCATTGTGATTGATTGAATATAACTTGTCTGTAATAACTAGAATTTCCGTTTACTGTTGCATCTATAGCTTTAGACATGAATGGGAATGTTTCTAGTACTGTATTTGCAGTTCCTGTAATCAAACCTGTACCATCTAAAACTACAACGTGCATCTCATCATAAGAACCATTAGCATTGGCAACATATGTTGATGTATTTGGAGCTGATGTGAAATAATTTTTATATGTCCATGTACTAAATGTTGTTGAATTGTCACAAACAGAAACTGTTAATGAATTTCCTAATGCACCTGGATATCTTGCAACAAAAGGACCATAAGCATTACCGTTAGTTGTAGTCAAATATGACGCTTGGAAATTGTCAGCATTCAATACTTGAACTGTTGTGGTAGCTGATGTGTTCGCAATAGCGTTACGAGCATTGGCACCAACCGAACGAACCACTTGCAGATTATTACCATAAGCCAAGAAACTTGAAGCGGTAAAAAAAGAAATTGCTGAATTTGAATCTGGACCCATTCCGCCAGTAAATCTATTAACTAATGTTTTTTCGTCAGGTATTTGGATAATTTTTTGTGCTGGACCCCATGGGAAATATCCAGCAAATGCGCCAGCGCTAGTAAGAACCGAAGGAACAACAGTTGTTAAGTCTATTTCGGATACGTTTACGCCTGGAGAGATTTGAAAAGCCATTGTTTTCTCCTTGAATTATTATGTGTTCTGTGGTAATACTTTACCATAGGGATATTTATAAAATGTCATTTTTAGAATTGTTTAAGTGCATCATTCACCCAATTCTGATAGGTGCCTCCGGAATGTGCATCTTCCCACACATCTCCACCCATTACGGCAAAATTATGTGATAATCCATCTTCCACTATCATTTCTGGAGGAGTTATCTCATCAATCTGGTTCATATTTTCCAACTGCATTTGTTTACGGATGTCATGGTTAACAATTTCTCTGAAATATTTCTGAGTAGTTACCCAAGCAAACATGACCAAACACATCACCATATCATCATTTGCACCTGATTCTGCTGACCAAGAGTTCTTTTGTGCAATAAAAGTGGTTAATTCGGAATAAGTATTGAAGTCTTGTAGTATTAACTTGTCAGCCTCAATTAAAGACCTCAAGTTGGTACAACCAATTCTTTTAACTTGAGGTGACATTTTGACACCCATCTGAACACCTCTGGCAAAACCGGTAGACAATTGTTGAGGTTTCTTATTACCAGTATGTACTTTCCATAAGTTCTCATATTCAAAATCAGCGTGTAATGTTTCGGCAATCTGGTTGGTATTGTTAACCTCAACCAAAATATATGCATCATTATACAGTCTTGCTGTATTATATATGACAGTTGGAAATAGTATCGGTGAGATAGAAGAACTATTATAGGCTGCCACTTGTCTGTATGGCATGGCTGTCATATCTATAACCTGGAAGGCAGAACTGTCTAGTCCTTTACCTTCTGCAACGTCAACCATGATACAATATAAGTGGTCTTTAAGATTCTTTTCACCATCTTCTTTGACCGGTGGTTCAAAGATACGTACCATATCATGCACAAATGTTGGGTCTCGGTGTGCAATCTGTTGAAGTTTACGACCAGAAATGAGTGTGTTGGACGAACCTAAGAACTCACATTCAAACTCTTGTGAGAATTGTCGTTCAGATGTATTACGAATTGTTTCTTCTCTCCAGGCTTCATCTCTGCCTGGTACCATAGACCAATGAATCTCAAAGGTCTTATAGTTATTCTTACCAGTAATTGCATCCATCCACAACTTGTAGAATAGATTCATACCGTTAGGAGTAGAAACGATAATAATCTTGGAAGTTTTACCAGATGAAATTACAGGGTATACAGAGTTAAAGAATTCTTCAGCAATGTTATTAGGAACGAAACCAAATTCATCCAAGAATACACAGTTAAATGATCCTCCACGAATTGCAGAACTAGATGTAGAAGCTGCAATAATCTTAGAACCATTCTCTAGTTCCACATTACCTTTATTCCAGGTAACTACACCTTGTTGTAACCACATTGGTAGATTTTCATATGCCAGTTGGTATTTAGCCAAAATATCTCTAGCTAATGAACCTTTGTTAGCAAGAACAGCAACAGTTTGTGTGTCGGTGAATAATGTTAACCAAAGTAAGTATGCAACTGAGGTAGTAGTTTTACCAACCTGACGAGGACATTTGGTGATTGAGAAACGATTTTCATGGTAG